ATGTTCCTACAACATTTCCAATAAAAGTTAATGGTAGTGAAAAATTAAAAATAGATTCGTCTGGAAGAATAGGACAGTATGCACCTAATTTTAGTGCTTTTAACGCAAATGCTGATGATTTTATTATTAACGGTTCAGGTAATACAGGAATAACTATTAACTCTGGGGCAGCTTTGTCTACAAGTGAGGGTAATTTAGTTTTTGCTGAAGGAAATGGTAGTGGTGGTAGTTCTGATGCTTATAGAGGTGCTATTAAATATAAGCATGGCGATGATTATATGGCTTTCTATACAGATGTTTCAGAACGTATGCGTATAGATTCGTCTGGTCGTATGCTAGTAAATACTACTTCTAACTTTATTGGCGATTCAAAGTTTGAAGTAGAAAATGGTGGAGGTAATGTTGGAGGTTTTTATCATAATGGTTCAGGTAATAACTATCCATTAATTATTAGAAATAATAGATGTGATGCAGGAACTACAGGTACACTAATTCATTTTGTCAAAATTGGAGGTAGTGAAATTGGGAGTATTAGGGCTAATGGTTCTTCAACAAGTTACCTTACATCTTCTGATTATAGATTAAAAGAAAATGTAACTGCTATATCTGATGGGATTACAAGATTAAAAACTCTTAAACCATCGAGGTTTAATTTTAAAGCTGATAAAGATACAACAGTTGACGGATTTTTAGCACATGAAGTTACAGCAGTACCAGAAGCAACTACAGGAACAAAAGATGAAGTAGCAACTGAGGACAGTACAAACTTTAAAAAAGGAGATCCAATTTATCAAACTATAGATCAAAGTAAACTTGTACCTTTACTTACTGCTGCATTACAGGAGGCTATTGCTAAAATTGAAGTATTGGAAACAAAAGTCGCTGCATTGGAGGCTGGATAAATGACAGCAAAGATTAAACTAAACGCAGCATCAGGAGGTGGGTCTTTCAGCTTACAAGCACCCTCTTCTTCTGCTAATAACAGAGTTTTTACCTTACCAGACGTTGCAGACGCAACAATGGCAACTGTAAATGGAATTAAAGAATTTGACCAATGGGTTTTAACTGCTGATATCACATCAGATGGAGACGTTACAAGTAATCTATCAAGAAATACTAGAACAGGTGCACCAAGTCAAATAGGAACTGGTATGTCGCAAAGTAGCGGTATTTTTACCTTTCCAACTACAGGTAAATATTTAGTAATGGTTTCTGTTGAATTTTCTTTAAATGGTTCTGACAATGTTAATTTCCGTACTAATGTAACAACCAATAATAGTTCATACACTATTCAAGGGAGAGCAATAGATGGGAACAATGGCTCTGGTGCAAGGTCAGGTAATGCGACTTCTTTTTCATTTATAGATGTCACAGATACAAGTCAGGTTAAAGTTAAATTTGACGTAGCTTCAATAGCTTCTGGAAGTAGCGTTAAAGGAGATACAAATGATATCCCTACATCATTTCTTTTTGTTCGTTTAGGAGACACCTAATTATGTCAGAGATCAAGGTAAATTCGATAAAAGGGGTAGGAGCTAGTGCTGCTGCTATTACTGTCAACAATACTGATGGAACGTGTACTGCCAATATTACTAATAAACCTAATCGTAATTTAATAATTAACGGAGCTATGCAAGTGGCTCAACGTGGTACGTCAGCAACGGGTCTTACATCGGGTGGGTATCAAGTTTTAGATAGATGGAATTTAGCTCAAAATCAAGGAACTGTTTCATTAACACAAAGTACAGATGCTCCAGATGGTTTTGGTTTTTCTTATAAAGTTGATGTTACAACTGCTGCTTCTTCTTTAAATGCTAATGCTTATTTTTATCCTAGAACACTATTAGAAGGACAAGATCTGCAAGCTTTTGCAAAAGGTACATCAAGTGCAAAAGAATTTACTATAAGTTTTTATGCTAAATCAACTAAGACAGGACAATATACTGTTCAACTTTATGATATGGATAATAATAGAGGATGCAGTAAAAGTTATACAATATCTAATACTAACTGGAACAAATATACATTAACTTTTCCAGCAGATACAACTGGTACTTTTGATAATGATAATGTTGCAAGTTTATTTATTCAATTTATATTAGCTGTTGGGTCTGATCGTTCTTCTGGAACTTTACAAACAACTTGGGCTACAAATGTTAACGCTAATCAAGCTGCTGGTAATGTTAATTTTTTAGATAATACTGCAAATGATTTTTATTTTACAGGAGTTCAATTAGAAGTAGGCAGCGTGGCAACAGATTTTGAGCATAGGTCATTCGGTCAGGAGCTTGCTTTATGTCAAAGGTATTACCATAAAATGACAGGCTCACAAAATAAACTTATTTTATTCAATGATTACAATAATGCTACAAATAACTTTTGGGCAAATGTTTATTTACCAACAACAATGAGAGCAGCACCTACATTAACAGCAACAGGTATATCTGGTGGCGATAGTCTTGATTCTAGTAGTACATCAATACACTTAATGAGCCTACAAACTAGCGATGGTGCAAAATACATAGGTAACGGCACAGTTATCGAAGCCAACGCAGAACTTTAAACTTATGACATATCCAACAAATCCTATTTACAAGTTCACTAAAAATTCTCTTACAAATGAGATAGAAGCAGTAAAAATAACTGTTAATGGTATTGAATCATTTATTCCTTTAGATGAAGCAAACACCGACTACCAAGAGTACCTTGAATGGGTAGCAGAGGGAAATACAGCCGAAGCTGCTGATTAATTAACCTTTTCCTGCATTTGTCTTGTCATTATCCCCATAGTGACGTAGAGAGGGGATAGACCTATAATTAGCAGTAATGTAGCGAATGTCATAACTGACATAGCTCTAATAATTGCAAATTTTATCATGTTTCAAAAAATTGCTAATGTTTTGAGTATTGTCTCATTCATAATGGTAACTTCTGTTATTGGTGGAGGATACTTTGGATATAAATATGTAACATCAGAACAGGTAAAGGCAAAATTAATGAATCAAATACTTGGCGAGGTAAAAGGGCTGTTACCTAATGTATTAGATAAAGGTTTACCAAAAACAACTGGCATATCTATACCAACACAACCAAAAAATTAATTGGAAATACCAGAGATAAGTATTCCAGAAATACATATTCCTGAGGTTCATATACCTTATACTTTTTTACCTAACTATGAACATTCAAATGTAGAAGTTATAGGTTGTAATTATTATCATCGAGACACAAAAAATACAGGCAATAGAAATCTATTATTAGATGATCCAAACGGAGTAAGTAGTAACTGTCCGTACCCAAGTTTTTACCCATTGAACTATGTACCAGATCAATTAATTATTGTTGAAGAGGCTGCACCAATAAATAAAGAACCTGATAAATTACCAGAAGGAAAACAACCACAAACACAGATTCCAAAAGAAGAAAAAAAAGAAGATGACTATAAACCTTGTCCACCTAAAAATGCAGTATTTAGGCAGGGCGATTTTAAAAATGAACTTAGGCTTGAGAGACTGTTAAAATATGAACGTGATATTGATGGTTCATGTAATGCGGTCTGGGAAAAAGTACCTTTCATCGACCAATATATACCTAGTGCTTCCGTGGTTGTCTCTACTGCTCTTATTGCATCTGTGGCTGCGACTACTCCTATTATTTTAAATTTAGTAAAACCAATCGTTAAAAATTTAATTAAAAAATTATCAAAAAAGAAAAAAAATTCTAATTAGTCTCTATTTTGTGTGTATGTGGTATAACTTGATTTGGTGGTACTGTTACTTTTATCCCTTCACAAATCTGTGCGTATTTGCCTACGAAGGTCACTCCTAGGTTTGCTTGCTCTCCGCAGACCTTCAAACGAAACATTGCAAGCTCAAGCATCTGTTTCTGGTATAACAATTCTTGATTCTTTATATTTACCTCTGTAGCTTTCAAACATAAATCAGGAGCTTTACCTAAAGGAATAGTGATCTGTGCTGAAATTCCATAATTTAAGTTGTAATTATCTTTCTCGAACCTTGGAGTTTCTTGAACGTATTTAATTTGGCCTGTATCTTCATCGTAAATGTTTTGTTTAGTGACTGTTTCTATTGGTCTATTAAATGACCAAGCATCTGTCACATAAGGAGTAATCGTGAGACTTGGTGAACTACAAACAATTCCCTGTGACATACGAAACTGAGGTGTAGATTGAGGTGCAATCATTGTCGCATTATTGTTTACTGTACCCTGTGCATTTGAGCTAGGACTTGCAACAGTTGTATTAGCAAAAACCCTTACAGGGCAAAGGATTACAAGAATTACTGACCAAAGGTAGTTTCTACTGTGGTTGTTGTTGTGGTATTTATAACTCGATCTATTTTTGTTATAGTGTCGATTCCGTTTCCAATAACTGTTTCCATTAAAGAAAATGGTTGACCAGAATTTACTATTTTCCATCTAGGCACTCCCTCAAGCGTTGGGCTTGTATAAGAAAAATTAATTCCGTTAACTGTTTGTGTAGCCTCTGCTGTAGGAATTGAATTGATATAGCCATTAACATCTGCACTTTCTATATTTGTACCTGAGACACTTAAAGAATATCCTGTCCGATATTGATAACTGGTTATGCTCTCGGTTATTACACTTTGAGAAGTGCTGTTTGTTGAAGAACTTCCTGTACGAAATGTTGGTACTACTGGGTTTGCAAGGATTTTGACAGGAAATAATATTATTAATAGCAGCCAAAACCTAGTCAATTTGGATTGTTACTGTAGTTGACCCCACGCAGCTTGAACCTGATCCAAATGCACCACTACAAGTATGGACTCCTGATGATAGAGAAGTCATAGCACCTGATCCAAGAGTACCTCCACTACCTACAGTTGTTTGTCCTGATAAATGAGGTAATGTTGCTATGCCTGATGATGGAGTGATTGCAGAAGGTGTTGCATCGCCTATGTTTATAGCTTCTGTTAAAGAAAATGCAGATCCGCTAGTGGTTACACTTTTATCAGTCTGTATTAAAGCAGGTACACCATCAGTTAAACTGCCTAAATTTAATCCACCAATTTGACCAGCAGTAGTACTGCCACCAGAAGTAACAGAGGGGGTAATATTGTTACCTGATATTGAATAAGTCGTGCCTAATTTATTAGTCACAGAGTATGGCATATCAACAGTAATTTGTGCAGATGTCGTGAATTTTTGAGTTATATCAGCGTAGGCTGGTGCTGATAACAAAAATAGAAATGGAAGAAGTTTTTTCATGTGTCTAATTTTCCGTTGTTCTTTACGTTTTTTCCAGTAATCGGATCGACTCTGATTACATCAGGTTTACTTGTAATTAATTCTATCGGTTGCCTTATTACTATAGTTTGTACACCACCATTGGTGTTACCAATATTACCGTTCTCTCCTTCTTTCTTTTTCTTTTTTGCACCTGTAGCAGCACCAACAGAAACACCCCAACCAGCAAGAATATTTCCTAATAAACCTGCGGCAAAAGTGCTGTCTACTCTAGGCTGGTCTGGAATATCAAGACCAAATAATCTATTAGGTAGCTTTATATATCCAAGAGACAGAACTATTAAACACCAAGCAAGGATAGCTCCTTGTGCAGTAGTGCTTACTAAGAACATTATCTTTTCTTGATAGTCAGGTTTATCATCATCTAATTGCTTTTTATTTTCGATTGTCTTATCTGCCATAACTTGTTTTATTAGTCATACTAGACATAATTACTAATTTAAGCAAATGCCAGAGGTTTATGGTGCATTAATAGGGGCAGCAGCCACCGCTTTTGTTATGGTGTTATCCAACATGAGTAACCGCAGAGAAAAAACAATAATAGATATATATACCAGACTCAACAAGCTATCACAGGCGGTTAGTAGGCTGGAAGGCAAGATTCAATAGCGTATGCTATGTTTGAAAAAAAACTAATTATGTACAAAATACTAAAGCCTATTTTATTACGATTCCTTTCTACGACAGGATGTAAACGATTAATCTTAGATTTATTGCGGTCAATATGTAAGCAGACCTCCAATACATTGGACGACAGAGCAGTTGATTTACTAGAACAAAAATTATTTCCTAAAATGAACTAATGACCCATAAAGAATTTTTTGATATTCTTATTGGTAATCCTCCTCCCGAAGTAGAGCTTGAAATAGAAATAAAATGCAGAGAGGTTAAAGAATTACCTGATCCTGTAATTAAAGATTATTGTTGTGATCTTGTAAAACAAATAAGACTACAAGATATGTTACTTGTCGCAGCTTTAGTTCGGATCTCTGATACTGAAAGTAAATTACACAAGATTGAATCTCAATTAAAACGCTATAAAAACCAAAAGAAATTAGGTTTTATAGGTAAACTTAAGTATGTTTTATTTGGCAATAGACCTAAAAAGTGATTATATTAATTTAAAACGTAGTTCTCATGGATAAGAATTTTAAAATCCTAGAAAAGTTACACCTACTTCTAGCTAAAGAACTGACAGATAAAATCACAAGTGGCGAAGCAAAGGCTGGTGATCTAAACGTAGCGAGACAATTTCTAAAAGATAATGGTGTTGAGTGCTTACCTGTAGAGAAAAACCCTATGCAAGAACTAATGGAGAACTTACCAGACCTAGATGCTGTACCTGTAGCTGATTTATAATTGCAACCTTTACCTAAAAAATTACAAGACTTTAGATATTTCTTAATTGTTACTTGGAGACATCTAAACCTACCAGACCCTACTCCTGTTCAGTTAGATATAGCTGAGTATCTACAATATGGTGCTAGACGTAAGATCATTCAAGGATTTCGTGGTGTAGGTAAGAGTTGGATTACTTCTACTTACGTTGTGTGGCGACTTCGTATGAACCCACAACTAAAATTCTTAGTGGTATCTGCCAGTAAAGACAGAGCCGATAACTTTACGACCTTTACCATGCGTCTTATAAACGAGATGCCTATACTTGCTGGATTGATCCCTAGTGACGACCAGAGAAACAGTAAAGTAAGTTTTGATGTAAGACCAGCACAAGCTGACCATGCCCCCTCATGCTCTTCTAGAGGGGTCTTAGGGCAGATGTCAGGAGCTAGGGCAGACGAAGTAATTGCAGATGACGTAGAAGTTCCTAATAATTCTTTCACTCAACCCATGAGAGACAAACTTAGTGAAGCTGTAAAAGAATTTGAAGCGATCTTAAAACCTAATGGAAAGATTACCTTCCTAGGTACACCACAGGTAGAAAATTCTGTGTACCTAACACTAGAAGAAAGAGGATATGAAACACGAATATGGACTGCACGTTACCCACAGCTAAAAAACAACTACGGAGATAGACTTGCACCTATTATTCTTAGAAAACTTACAGAAGGACTTGTAAAGCCTAAAGACCCTGTAGATCCTATAAGGTTCTCTGCTGAAGATCTTATGGAAAGAGAAGCTTCCTATGGTCGTAGTGGCTTTAACCTGCAATTCCAGCTTGATACGACCCTATCTGACCAAGATCGTTACCCATTAAAAATAAATGACCTTGTGATAATGCCAATAAACAAAGAATTTGCTCCCGAAAAAGTAATATGGTCTAACTCTCCCGAATATGTAATCACGGATCTGCAATGTGTAGGCTTCAATGGCGACAGGTTCTATCGACCTGCCCAACAATTTGGAGACTTCATAGAATATACAGGCTCCGTTATGTTCGTTGACCCTTCTGGTAAAGGTAAAGACCAGACCGCTATAAGCTGTGTAAAGATGCTTAATGGTAATTTATACGTCACAGAGTGTTTAGGACTCTCTGGGGGCTATTCTGACGCTGTTCTAGAGAAGATTAGTAAGATTGCTAGAGATAATCAAATCAATACTATCCTCGTAGAACAAAACTTCGGTGGCGGTATGTTCGCTGAACTTCTAAAACCTTTCCTTATGCGGTTCCACCCATGCCAATTAGAAGACGTAAGGAACAATAAGACCAAAGAACTACGCATAATCGACACCTTAGAACCTGTAATGAACTCTCATAGACTAATAATTGACCAGAAAGTTATAGAAAAAGACTTTCGTTCTAACCCACAAGAAACACCAGAAAGAAGATTAAAACTTCAACTTGTCTATCAACTATCCCGACTATCAAGACATAAAGGTTCCCTAGTACATGATGACCTCGTTGACTCCCTAGCAGGTGCAGTTGCCTACTGGACTGACTACATGGCTCAGAATGAAGACCTAAACATATCTAAAAGAAAAGATGAACTACTATCCATTCACACAGATAACTGGAACTCCCTTATGAACAACACAATATCTCAATCCGCTATGGGGATGTCCATTACTCAGATAAGAAATTCTAATGTATCTACTGATGGATTCATAAGTGACGCTTATTAGGTTGCACTATAGGAGAGGGGAGCTAAAAAGAACACACTAAGATAACACTAAGACCAAGGAAGACCAAGGAAGATTGCTGACTACCTGAAAAAAAATTAGTTCCAAAAATTTCAGGGGGTTATACGTATATAAAGAATAAAATTTTACCCGTACCCTGTCCAAAAAATAAATAAATCAAGACTATATAGACCAAAAACATTGATATAACTAGCGTTTCATAATATATATAATATTATTTGGGTAGATTCTGGCTTAATTTTTTTATTATTAGGGTATATCTTTTCATATTATCGATACGGTAGGTATTGTTACTAAATATAAACATAAATATACTTAGTGATACTAAGGGATCAGAGAGAAAGAGTAAATCAATCTAACCAAAACAGTAATATATATATTAATATTATTATTAAGCGGCTCAACCTGCCGCACTAATCACAGAACCACAATGACACTTTCAGCAACTAGACAATCTAAGAAACAACAGTATGACCCAAACAAAGGGTATGAAGAACTAGCTCAGTCTTTAATAGAACTAATGGAGAAAGGTGTTAATCCTTTCCGTAGGTCTTGGACTAAGGAAGCTCAACATACTAACTTTGTAACTGGGGAGCAGTACCAAAACGGAAACTTAATATGCTTAGAGATTGCCAGACTAACAAGGGGCTATAAGTCACCTTATTGGATGGGATTCGGACAAGCTAAGAAATTCGGATTAAAGATGATTAAAGGATCTAAGGGTTCTATTATCTTGAGACCTGTAGCAATCAAGAAAGAATTACTAGACAATTCTGGTAAGCCTGTAAAAGATGCTCTAGGCAATCCCGAATTTACAGCGTTTACTTTATTTACACCTTGTAGAGTTTTTAATCTTGACTGTTTTGAAAAGACAGGAAAGGTAGAAAACAGACTTCAAGAACTTAATAAGGATGTTGCAGTTATGCAGAATCCTATAAGTGCTAATGAAGATAAAGCAATTAAGCAATTAAGGCAGTATATGAAAACTCACAATATTGATTTTTCAGAGACAGGTAATGAAGCTTATTATTCTCCTACTTTTGACTCAATAACTGTACCTAACAGAGAAAGATTTAATTCTAACTCTTTACATTGTTCAGTTGTTGCTCATGAGTCTGTCCATTCATCAGGGGCAGATAAAAAAGGTAGGCTTTCTAGAGTTGGTATTACTAGCAAGAAAGCAACCTTTGGAAGTGAGCTATACGCAACTGAAGAATTAATTGCAGAATTAGGAGCCTTTCTAATTTGTAATGAATTAGAGATAGATTCTAATAATGATGTTCACGCTTCATATTTAGACGGATGGATTAAGAGATTAAGGAAAGAACCTAAGCACCTTCTAACTGTTATAGGTCATGCTGTAAAAGCTAAGAATCTAATACTAGGTTCTTAGTTCTTGGATTTACTGAATCTTTCTCAGAGGGCTTTCTAGCCCTCTCTGAAAGGCTCATAACCTTTCTAATAAACTTACCTTTTGAGGAACCACAATGCCAATTTCAGCACACTACAAGTCAAGACCTGATGAAGAACTAAGAAGTAAATTCTTTGAAGATTACTCACACTTTGCAAGCAATGGAATGAGTACTCACTTAAACCTTAAAGAATTAATTATTAAATCTTTAAATCATACCTTGACTTGTAATACAGAAGGCAATGACCTTGCCTTTGAAGTTGCTAAGAAAACAGTTAATAAAGTTTCTTGTAACCTTAATGATTACATGTTTATGTATGTTACTGATGAATTTAAACTAGCTTTTAAACATCATCTCAATAAAGAATATGTATTCATAGATTACGTTTAAAGAATCTTTCTAACACTTAAGCCGATCTCTAATAAACTTAGGGGTTGGCTTTTTTTATTTCTTAAACTATACTAGATGTAGTTATGTTTACCATAACTAAATAAACTAACCTAACTGGAGAACCACAATGGAACTAAACAAGATTAAAAAATTCACTTCAAAAGTTGACGGTAGCGAATTTGATTATTGTATTAATCAAAGTACTAGCAGCCATTACATGATCCTTAGTTATAGGGTAGAAGGTACTAGCAACTGGCAAGACTTCATACCTAACGACAAAAGAGCCTACACTAAAGAACAGTATCAAGAAATGCTAGACCTATTAGAGGGCAAGCTAGAGGGTACTTTAGAGGGTGAATTTATAGCAGGCTTTCACGATTAAATAAATTATTATGAATTATTTTGTATTTGATAGAGGTCTTTATTCTTGTGAACCTACAACTTTTCAAATCTTTGATAAAGATTATGAGTTAAAACATAACTTTCCTAATGCTGCAATGGTTTATTCAACTATGGATGAAGCATTAGAAGAAATGAAAAGGTTAAATCATAAAGAACTTAGTTAAATCTTAGTCAACCTAATAAACTTACCTTTTGGTTTTTTATGGGTTGACTTTTTTTATGTCTTAAACCATACTGTATTTAGTTATGTTTATTCATAGCTATTTAAATCAACCTCAAATCGAACCACAATTATTATGGGATTAATCGTTTCAGTCTATAAAGATATAGATGGTACAGACTGTACCAACAATGGAGTATCTTCAAGAGATATAGATGGTCTTTGTATTACAAACATTGACGCACCTTTTGAACCTTGTGATAGATACCCTGCTGCTGAATTAGTAAAGCAGACTTTTTCCTTTGGGTCTTCAGTAAAGGTTATACCAACTGAAGTTAAACATAAGTCAACCATGATGGGCGGCAATTATGCTGCTTGTTGTGATAGTAGATTTAGTAAAGCTATTAAATCATTACTAGGCCATGACTTTTATGGTGCTGTAGCTATCCATGACAGAGTAGAGGGATGATTAAAAGAAAGACCTCTCAAACGTATTGGGAATTAGAGTCTATCTATTACCGAGCCTGTAGGATTACAGGCTCACTACCTGATACTGAAGCCTATAAAGATCTTGATTACAAGCAAGCAATCATCATACTTAAAAGGTTAATTGTAAAAACTATTTCATCTATCTAAATGAATTTTATGGAAGAGATCAACAAAGAAACTCAAGCCATGTTGAAACAAATTACAACTAGAAAGCTAGAGAAAAAACTTAATGCTGAAAAGCGGATAGCAGAATTAAAAACACTTATCAAACTATGGGAGGAAGACTTATGAATCAATCAAAATTATACGAGTGGTTACTCGATAACGATTGCCCTTTTGAATGGGAAACAGTTGACAGTAAAATGACTGCAACATCTTGTACTCTTGTATTTACCGATCAGGAGGATAACGATTGAAGTGTACTAAATGCGGAAGCCTAGAGAATCAAGTAAACAATACTAGAACTAGGCTATCTACTAGAGGTCACAACATAGACAGCAAAGCAAGTTCTATTCCTTTTACTTGGAGGAGTAGGACTTGCTTATCTTGTGGCCATAAATATTCAACCTATGAATTAAGAACTGTTGACTATGCAACAGATGGATTTCTAAAAATGTTAGATGATCTTATTCATAACTAATAAACTTACCTATTGGAGAACCACTAATGAAAACTAAAGTACCGACCTTATCGGAAGCTGCAAGGCTTGTGTATAAGAGAACCTACAACGGAACAGACTCAGCACAAAACTTTTTGATAGCTATGAAACATAACATCAAAGCTATTGGAGATCTGCCTGTAAATAAAATAACTACACCTGTAGTTAATAAGATGATGGATTATTTAAGAGATGAACTGAAGAATAGTAAAGCGGTAATCAATACTAAACGAGGGTATCTAAAAGTAGTACTTGATAGCATGATTGATGATGGACATATCAAAGAGATCCGACTACCTAAAAGACATAGGGTAAAGAAACAAAAGGTAGAATATTTAACTGTTGATATGGAGAGGGAACTTATTAGCTGGCTTAATTGTATGCAAAGAAATAGAGAAGCTAAAGATATTGTTGAATGTCTAATAGACTTAGGGTGTAGGGTTAATGAGTTACTTGGATTAGAAAAAAGATTTATTGATTGGGATAACAACCAGATAAATTTCAATGAAAGAAAGAATGATAAAGCTGTAGCTGTACCTATGACTAACAGAGTGCAATCAATACTCAGGAGTTACTACAGGGAAAGCAAAGACTGTGATACTTTATTTAGCTTGGACTATACAGAACTAAATACTATATGGCAGAAGGCTAGAAAAGATTTAGGTTATGAAAAGAAAAAGTTTTATACCTTGCACCTATGCCGACATACTTGTGCTTCAAGATTAGTACAACGAGGAGTTCCCTTACTACTGGTAAAGGATTGGCTAGGGCATGAGGACATACAGACAACCATGATCTATGCTCACCTACAACCTAAAGCATTACATAGTGTGGTGGAGGTGTTGAACTGATGGAAGTAACAATAGAATTTATGGAAGCTGGTTTCTTTTTTAATAAAGATAGCGGTATGCACCCAGAGAAACCTTTAGTAAATGTTGTTTGGGTTAAAGATGACAAGACTTATGGTTCTATATCTACAATCGAAGGTCTTTTTTATCCTAATCTTTGCCCTGAGCTTGTAACTGTACCTGAGAATGTAAGGCTTGAGGTAATTAGAAAGTATGAAGATGAACTTAAGCCTTACTTACAATGACTGAACCAAGTAAGAAACAACTAGAGCTAGAGCAAAGTATCTGTAGTATCTCAGCCTATAACAAGATCAGTAAACAAAACAGAAACATTGAGAAGGGCAGGGAGTCAGAGAATTACTATGCTCGCAACATGATTGAAGCTGGTCTTGAACAACTGACTAAGGAACTAGAGAAACATATCTTTGAATCTTTATCTGGCAAGGTAGGAGTCAAGGCTATATCTGCCTTATTCCTATCTCAGTTCCCTGATCTAGATGTAGTATCTTTTATTGCTTTTAAAGTAATAATAGATAGCACTTCACAATCTAAAACCACGACATCAACTGCACTAAAGATAGGGCAAATGTTAGAGGATGAACTGAGGTTTACTAAGTTCGAGGAGGTAGATCCGAAACACTTTAAAAATATTATTAAACATACAAGTGATACAAGGCACGAAAGATATAAAAGAAATCTCATGGTCTATCACATGAACCAGAAGGGGCATGAGTTTGAGACTTGGACTAGAGCTAATAAACTTAGGGTTGGGCTAAAACTTATTGAGTTAACCATGACAAAGATAGGCATGGTCAAGATAATAAATAAAAGGATTAAGAATACTACAGTCTCACATATTATTTTTACTGAAGTCTTTATGGAGTACATAAGGAAAGGAAGATCTAATCGTATCGCTGCTTACCCACTACTACAACCATGCTTCGATATGCCTAGACCTTGGACTTCTATTAATGATGGTGGTTACTACACCGAGAGACTACAGACTAGAGCAATCAAGACGACTGATCGAGATTCGATAAAGAGATTACAAGAAGAAAACTTATCAACAAGTCTGAAAGCGTTAACTCTGGCGAGTCAAACTGCTTGGACTGTAAACAAATTTGTGCTTGAAATTCTTGTGTATTGTTGGGAAGAAAGAATAGAAGTAGGTTCATTGATTGATAGAGAACTAGCTGAACTGCCTACGAAACCACTTGATATAGATACCAATAAGGAAGCTCGAAAGGAATGGAGATACTTAGCTTCTCTTATACATGATATGAACGCACACAATAAAAGCAAACGCTATCAAATACTTTCAATGATAGATACCGCACAAAAATATTCTGATGAAAAGTTCTTTCATGTATATCAATTTGATTGGACAGGTAGGATGTACCCTGTTACTGCACACTTTCACCCACAAGGTAATGATGTAGCTAGAGGACTACATATATTTCATAAGGGTGCTGCTATCAATAACAAAAAACAACTGAACTGGTTAGCCATAGCTGGTGCTAATCATTGGGGTCTTAATAAAGAATCCTATGAAGATAGATTGGAGTGGGCTTACATTGCTGGTACTGATTTAGCTCTACAAATATATGATGATCCTATTGCTCATGTAGCTTTATGGGGTAAAGCAAAAGAACCTTGGCAGTTTCTTGGGTGGTGTAGAGAGTGGGCAGAGTTTCAAAGAGATGGGTGGGGTTATGTATCTCATCATTGCTGCTGCCTTGATGGTACTAACAATGGCTATCAACATATAGCAGGTCTTACAGGCAACCAACATCTAGCTAATAAAGTTAACTTGCAGAATGTAAATCAACCGCAAGATTTATATAAACAAATCCTTGATGTATTACTAGAAGAATTAGAGAAGGATGATAAACCAGAAGCTAAAGAGTGGCTTGCAATTAAAGATAAGTTAACTAGAAAATTTATAAAGAAACCTGTGCTTATGATTCCTTACAACTCAACAACATTCGGCATAGCTAATTACATAGAAAGATATTTTGTAAACGAAAACATTTCAATGGCAAAAAATTTTCGTAATAACTTTTACTTGGCACATTTGATTGAACATTCTGTAAAGTCTGTAACCCCTGAGAGTCCCTTGCTTTTGAAACACTTAGCTACTATTGCTCGCTGCTTTAATAAAGAGAACAAACCTATACGTTGGCATAGCCCATCAGGTTTTCTTATCGAACAAAACTATTATGTGAATCAAAGTAAAAGAGTTAAGAGTAAGATAAGTAACTCAACTATATATTTAAACCTAGCTGAAACAGATAAGACTAAGGTAGATAAAAGAAAACAACACCAAGGTTTTCCTAGTAATTATATACATAGTCTTGATGCTGCTCATTGCCATTTAAGTTTGGTTGCTGCCAGTAAGAAAGGACTAAATCAATTCTGTATTATCCACGATTGCTATGGGAGTCCAGCTAGTGAATTAGAATCTTTAATCCAATGTGTTAAGCAAAGTTTCTATGATATTTATAGTGATAATAATTTAGATAATCTATACCATCAGGCAGTACAACAACTGAGTGAGACAAAGGATTTACCCAAGGCACTACGCATGGGGGATTTTAATATTACTGATGTGTTAAATGCACCATATATATTTACTTAATAAAGAACTAAGGTACAATAAACGAACGTCTAATTTAGACGAACTAACCAGTTAATTACCAAGGTAAAAAATGGACAACATTAAATCGGAGAGTATTAAGTTAGTCACTCCAGTAGGAACTCGCTTTCGTTACTCTTATCTAGTAACACCTGATGAGTACATGGGTGAACAGAAGTGGAAGACTGAAGCATTGATACCAGTAGGTTCAATGATGAAAAACAAAGAAGGCAAGATGGTAGAAGCTACTGCTTATATCATTGGAGAACTAGAAGGATTACTAGAGATATGGAAGGGTCAACTGAAAGCTGCTTTTCCTGATAGATCTTTTAGTTTAACTAAGAGTTCAAAGACAGGACAACCATCTTTCCCTTGGTCATTCGAGGAGAGTGATTTAGTTATCAGACTAAAGAAAAATTATAAAGGCATGAAGGGTATCAATACACCTGTTGCTTTCTATAAGACTGAAGAACAAAGTGGTCAAGTAGTTCTTATGAATGAGGATGAAAGATTACAGATGGAGAAGATAAGTCCAGAGACAGAAGGACAAGTATCTTTCTTAGCTTCTGGATATAACGCAGGTGGTAATGGTGTAGGTATTAGATGTATGCCATTAAGTATTTGCTTTAGAAATATAGTTCCCTTTACAGGTGGAGGTGGAGCAAGTGACTTCGAGACAGCAGAACCAACGACCTACGAAGAGAAAGCGACTGCCACAGCAGCCGACTTCTAAATACAAAAGCAAGTTTGAAGCTGCTTTTGCCGACAGTTTACACAAAAAGAAAATAAAATTTACTTATGAAACTATCAGCATTGACTACACAATTAGCTACAGCTACAAGCCTGACTTTATCCTCAACAATTTTATTGTTGAAACGAAAGGATATTTTTCGACTGAAGACCGCAGAAAGCATCTTGTTATTAAGGAGACAAGACCCGAACTAGACATCAGGTTTTGTTTTCAAAATAGCAAGACACGATTAAGCAAAGCAAAGAGAAGCCTTACCTATGGTGCATGGTGCGATAGGCATGGGTTTCTCTACTGCGATAAAACAATTCCTTCTGAATGGTATGACTTACCCACAACCTGATAACCCTAAAGCAGGTGATACTTTTTTTGACCCAGTTAATAAAATGTGGAGAGTTTTCAATGGCATGACTTGGGTTGAAGTTAATTTACAAGAACACAAATGTAACTTAGATGAAGAGTCAATACAAGAATAAAAAGATTTGCCCTGAGTGTGGCAAAAAAAACTGTGCAGTCTTTGATGATGGGCATGAACATTGCTTCACTATGGATTGCGAATACACGTACTACCCCAACCAAGACAAAGAAAAGAAAGTGAGTAACATCATTCCATTAAAGAAAACAAATCCAAAACTATTAAAGGTAACACCTATACCTTTAGTTAAACGTGGAATCACCAAAGAGACTTGCGAACTATTTGGTTATGGACAGGCAGAATATAGAGGACAGCCTGTTCAAGTTGCTACTTATAAAGACCAACAAGGTAGAGATGTAGCACAACACGTACGATTTCAAGACAAGAAGTTTGTTTGGATAGGAGACATATCTAACGTACAACTATGGGGTCAACACTTATGGCGACAACATGGCAGCAATGGATCTGTATTCGTAAGCTGCTTTGAAGGTGAGATTGATTGCATGAGTGGATCTCAAATACAAGGCAACAAGTTTCCTTGTGTATCAATACCATCAGGGGTGCAGTCAGCAGCTAAGTATTTGGCAGCCAACTACAAATGGTTAGATACTTATTGTCGTATAGTTCTTTGCTTTGATAACGATGATGCAGGGAATAAAGCAGCAGAGAAGTGTATGGAAATTTTACCCAAAGGTAAGGTTGCAATAGCAAGACTAGATCGTAATGATGTTAACGATCATCTTGTACAAGGTGAAGGAGATTTAGTACAAGAAAGATTATGGAAAGCTAGACCAGTAAGACCTGATTGTTTGATCAATGCTGCTGATGCTTGGGATTTATTTACTAAAGAAACAAGTAAAGCTGTAACAGATTTTCCTTTTCCTAAACTAAATGATTTTACAAAAGGATTATTTCCTAGCCAATTATTTACAGTAGCTTCCGCAAGTGGGGCAGGTAAGTCCACAATCTGTAGAGAATTTTGCCATCACTTTTTGAAGAGAGGATTAAAGGTTGGTTATATAGGACTAGAAGAATCAGTACAAAGAACACTTCAAGGTTTGGTAGGCATTGACTTGAATGTTCCTTTACATCTAACTGAAGATGGTATAGATGAAGCGAGCTTAAAGACTGCCTTTGATAAACTTACTTCAAGTCGTAATTTGTTTTTATACAATCACTTCGGTAGTCTTGAACCTGATGTATTGCTTGAACAGATCAGATACTTAGCAACAGTTGATGGAGTGCAGGTAGTAATTCTTGACCACATCAGTATAGTTTTATCTGGTCTTGAGTTAGACAATGAACGCAAAGCAATAGATATTATAATGACCAAGCTAAGAAGTTTATGTGAAGCCACAGGTATAGCTCTTGTATTGGTCAGTCACTTACGCAGACCACAAGGACAATCACATGAGTCAGGCAGGGAGGTTGATACCTCAGACTTGAGGGGATCTCATTCACTACTTCAACTATCAGATGTCGTACTCTCGGCTTCTAGAAACCAGACAGGAAATGCTAGTGAGAGACAGCGATTACAGCTAAAGGTACTCAAGTCTAGACATACAGGGATGACAGGAGAAGTAGATAAATTATTATACGACCAAAAGACAGGTCGATTAATTGTATATGAAAATGATTTTGCTGAACTATGACTTTATTAATTGATGCTGATTGGCTAGTTTATTCTTCTTGTTGTGCTTGTGAAATAGATACAAGATGGAATGAATGGCAACATACTCTTCACTCTGATGAAAGAGATATAATGAACCTGATTGAAAGCAGGTTAGAAGTATATAAACAGATAGCAGAAGACAAGCATGATGTGGTTATGTGCTTTACTTCTTACCCTACATTTCGACATGAGATATTTCCTGAGTACAAAATGAATAGGATAGGTAAACGAAAACCATTAGCACTAAAAAGTATTATTAAAAAAATTAAGAATGAATATGAATCTGCTGCCTATCCAAACCTAGAAGGAGATGATGTTCTTGGATTGTTGGCTACCAATGGTCAGTATAAAAATCCAATCATAGTCTCAGTAGATAAAGACATGAAGACTATACCTTGTAAGTTAATACAAGAAGATGAGATCTTACATATAACAGAGAAGAAAGCAGATAGGCATTGGTTTGAGATGTCACTAGCTGGTGACTCTGGTGATGGTATCGCAGGTCTTAAAGGTATGGGTATGGTTACTGCTTCCAAGACACTAGCCAATACTCCAGATACTAGAGATGCACTTTGGTCTAAGGTACAGGAGACATATACAAAGAAAGGTTATAGTATTGCTGATGCTATTCTCAATGTAAGACTTACAAGAATACTAAGAGAAGGAGATTATAACTACAGCACAGGTGAAGTAAAACTTTGGCAGCCATAAAAAAATCTCTAGATAGAACCACTTACCTAGAGATTTTTTATTGCGTTGCAACAAGGTAACCACTCCTTGCTATCTACAGCGTAACATATAATATAGATATATCTTTTAAATCTTTGTGTCTTTACCAGTAATTACTGACGAACTTATTGAAGCTTTAGATCAAGTGTTTCCTAATAGACATCCAGACCTATCGCTATCTGACAGAGAAGTATGGTATCGTGCAGGTCAAAGATCTCTTGTTGATTATTTAATTGAACAACAAGCTAGACAAAAAGAAACCATGTTAACCAATAGAGTACTGGAGAGATAGTTATGTGTCTTGGAGGAGGTGTAGCTAGAATGACTCCACCAAAAAGTGAATATCAAAATAGACCTGTTACTGTAACTGGTTCACAGACAGGAGTTGATGACGCTAAAGATACAGTCAAAGCAACAGAAAGTTTAAAGATAAAGAGACAAAAAGAAGAAGGAACTTATGTAGATCCAAACCTTACAACTGTACAAAAACTTACAAGAAGTGGAGGTGGAAACAAAACTGCACAACAAAAAGCTAATATATCTGCAAATAGAAAAAAAGCACAAAGCATGGCAAAGGCTAGAATGAGAAGTAAATCACGAATGTCTGGCAGTAGGTCAGGAGGGAGACGTTAACTATGTGTTTAGGAAGACCAAGCCCACCACCATTACCAGATCCAGAACCAGTTGATTCTGCTATCGAGAAGACTGCAACCAAAGTTGCTATTGGTGACAATAGAACTATGGGGCAATCTAAGAAAAAGAAAACAGGAAATAAAGTTACAGGAGGTAAGATTGCTAGAGCAGTAGCACCAAGAAGATTAGGTACAAGGTCTTTACAAATACCTTTACTATCTAATTCTTCTAGTACTGGAAACTTAAACTACTCTTAAAATGGAATACACTTCACAAGGCACAACCGCAGCAGGTAGATATGAAGCTCTTGTTAGTAGTAGATCAACCTACGATAGAGAAGCAAAAGAATCATCAAAGCTAACGATACCTAGTTTAATACCAGAACAAACATCAGGTACTAGAGCTAGGATCAAGACACCTTTCCAAGCTACTGGTAGTCGTGGAGTTAATAGCTTATCAAATAAATTATTAATGACTTTGCTTCCACCAAGCACAGCATTTTTTAAATTAGAAATAGATGATCTTGAAATAAAAAAGCAAGGACAAGAAGCACTACAAAGTGAGATAGATAAAGGACTACGCACAATAGAAAATGCTTTGATGAATCAGATAGAAATATCTAATGATAGGGTTGCTATGTTTGAAGCACTTAAGCATTTAGTTGTATCAGGTAATGTTCTTCTTTACCTAACAGATAAAGGATTAAAAGTATATCCACTATCTAAGTTTGTTTGCAAGCGTGATGAAGTCGGTAATGTTTTAGAGATCTTAATTAAAGAGACAGTACATCCACAAGCTTTACCTCTTGAGTTCTTAGAGCAGATTAAAAAGAAAGAGAACTATGATTCAGATATGATGAAGGGAGACTTGGATATATATACATCTATCAAAAGAATGAATGATGACTTCTTTTGGTTTCAAGAATGTAAAGGAGAAAAGATACCTAACACAGATGGCAGATCAAAAGTAGATGTCACTCCCTTTATTCCTCTCAGGTTCATTCGGGTGGATGGTGAAGATTACGGAAGAGGATATGTTGAAGAGTATCGTGGCGACTTGATTAGTCTTGAGTCTTTAATGCAAGCAATCATTGAAGGTGCTGCTGCTTCTGCTAAAACTTTATTCTTAGTTAATCCTAATGGTATTACAAGAGCAGCCACTATAGCTAAAGCACCGAATGGTGCTATACGAGAAGGGCAAGCTTCTGATATTTCTGTGATGCAAGTAGGAAAGAGTGGAGATTTTTCTGTTGCTTTTAGTGCAATACAAAGAATAGAAGCAAGACTTGAGTTTGCTTTCTTGATGGCTAGATCAGTACAACGTGACGCAGAAAGAGTAACAGCAGCCGAGATAAATCTTATGGCACAAGAACTAGAGAATAGTCTTGGTGGTATCTACAGTATCTTGACCCAAGAGTTTCAACTACCATACCTCAGACGTAGGATGCACCTGTTAGTAAGACAAGGCAAAGTTCCTAAGTTACCTGATGATCTAGTCAAACCTAAGATAGTGACAGGGCTACAAGGACTTGGTAGAGGTAATGATAGAAACAAACTTATAGAGTTTATTGGAACTGTAGCTCAAGCTCTAGGACCAGATGTAATGAGACAGTACGTTAATGTGGATGAAGCGGTCAAACGTCTTGCTACCAGTATCGGAATAGATACTGCTAACCTAGTAAAAACACAAGAGGAGATCCAAGCCGAGCAACAAGCTGCACAACAACAACAGCTTATTCAAAGTCTTGGACCTGCTGCTTTAGGTTCACGTTTGCTTGATCCTAAAGTAAATGCTGAAGCTGGTTTAGCTGATGCACAGGCACAACAATTACAAGGAGGACAACCTGATGCCAACCAAGAAGCCTAGTAGAAAAAGAGATGATGACGGAAAGTTTATTTCTGAATCTGAAAAAGCAATCGTTAGTCCCATAGGAGAGAACGAAAAGAACCCTGTACCAGACAAGTCAGGCGACCACGTTACTGGCAATGGTAATACAATTCACTATAGTTAAATAAAAAACACTATGACTTCATCACAAGTACAAGTCTCTGAAACCCCACCAGTTTCCCAACAAGACCTCGAAGGTTTAAAAGATGAGAATGGTTTGTATGCTGGTAAATTTAAAACTGTAGAAGATCTTGCTAATAGCTACAAAGAACTAGAAGGTAAGCTTGGTACAGTAACAGAAGAAGCACCAGCAACAGAAGAAGTAGAAGAATCTACTGGTGTACCAGAAGGATATGAAGATTACTACCAAGAAGATGGAACTGTAGATTACGCTTCTGTAAATGAAAACTACGGAGAAATATTAGGTGAGATCTTTAAAGAGAACAGCATTGATCCTTATAAAATTAGTGCAGAGTTTCATAAGAATGAAGGTGAGATACCAGAAGAAATGTATCAGTCTTTATTAGATGCAGGTCTATCTAAAGGTGCTGTTGACCGATACCTTACTGGTGCAGCAGTAGATAGTGGTTATACAGAAGAAGGTGAAGAAGGTGCTGCTGCTGAACTGCCATCTCAAGAAGTAAAAGATATAAGAGACTCAATAGGGGGAGATGAAGCTTATGGCAAGATGGTTAGTTGGGCTTTAGATAACTTACCTAAACCTGAGATCGAAGCTTTCAATGATGCAACAAATACAATGTCTGGTCCACAACTAGGTATGATGGTACAAGGACTATATACAAGATACCAAAACGCTATGGGAGTTGAACCAAATCTTTATTCTGGTAAGTCTGCTTCTAGTGGAGTTGCACCTTACAGATCAACAGCAGAAGTTATAGCTGCTATGGGTGATCCTCGTTGGGAAAAAGATATGACTTATACAGAACAAGTTAAAGCACGTTTAGAAAATAGTAACGTCTTTGGGTAATGGCTAAGTTATGTGCCAGAGGTAAAGCAGCAGCCAAGCGTAAGTTTAAGGTTTATCCTTCTGCTTACGCTAATGCTTACGGAGTCAAGGTCTGTAAAGGACAAGTCAAAGTAGGTGGTAAAAAGAAAGTAGCTAGTGGCTACACTAGAAAATCATTGAGGGTATCTTAATCATGCTTAAAGGAAATCAAAATAAATTAGACGTTAATAAAGATGGCAAGATAAGTCGTGAAGACTTTAAAATTTTAGGTAAGAACTCTAAGAAAAAGAAGAAGAAGAAATGAGTAAACTTACACCTAAACAAATAGTTACTCTCAACAAACATTCCAAACATCATTCCAAAAAACACATGGATATGATGAAGAAGCTTATGCGTGAAGGTATATCATTTAAAGCTGCACATGAGAAAGCACAAAAGCAAGTAGGTAAATGAGTTTACGCAGATGGTTTAAAGAAGAATGGGTAGACGTTAAAACAGGTAAGCCTTGTGGTCGTCAGAAAGGTGAGAAGCGTAGTGGCTACCCTGCTTGCAGACCTTCTAAAAGAGTTAGTAGCAAGACTCCAAAGACTACAAAAGAAATGAGTGGTAGTGAGACTAGAAAATTTAAAGCAAGTAAGACCAGTTCAAGGAAGATAGCTTATCAACATAGACGCAAAAAAAATAATCGCAAGAGTTTAAAGATTGCGTAATAATGCTATATTTTAAATAGCTTACATCTTTTATGTCTAAAGGAGTATCTCTTACTAAGAAGGACAAAGACCCTACAGGGGGTTTGACTGCTTCTGGTCGTAGGAAATATAACCGAGCAACAGGTGGAAACTTGCAAGCACCTGTTACTAAAAAGACAGGTCTTTCGCCTAGACAAAAATCAAGAAGGAAATCTTTTTGTGCAAGAATGTCAAAAGCAAAAGGACCGTTAAAGAAAGATGGTAAGTTAACTCGCAAAGCCCTTGCTTTAAGGAAGTGGAATTGTGGGTCAGTATAAATTAACAAAGTAGAAATCTAAATATCTAAGTGCCTGATGCGTCAGATAACACTTGTGAGAAAGGATTGAAGCAAAGTTAGTTTCTCAAATTTGTAAACATTAATCAAGGAATTTTACTATGGCTAACGCTACAGTCTCACGCCTTGGTTTGGTTAACAATAGTGGAACAGGCTTTGATGCCCTGTTTTTAAAAATTTTCTCAGGTGAGGTCCTAACTTCGTTCACCAGAAATAACATTTTTAATGAACAGCTTCATTCAGTTCGTACTATTACAAGTGGAAAATCAGCACAGTTTCCTGTTTTAGGAACTGCGACTGCGGCTTATCATACAGTCGGAAATCCATTGGTAGGAGCAAACCAAATCAAGGCAAATGAAAAGATTATCACAATAGATGATCTTCTAATTGCACAGAGTTTCATTGCTAACAT